ATTAAGCTGTATAAATGCATATTGCTTGTAATGTGTTGGTTTATTAACAGCAACAGATTCATCTATTAACAAAGCAGATGTAATGCCAATACATATAGCTGCCCCTAATAGCCAGCACCTACCGAGCCTAGCCGATGGCGGCTCAGCCTTTCGCTTTGAGAGCGAATGCTTCCTAGAGCGTAGCATCATAAGTCAAACTCCTTTACGCTTAATCGATTAAATCGTCTCACTATGTGGACAGTGATTTACCTCACACATATCAGATAGAAGTCCATCCAATATAGGTAGCATCTGGATTATTAGCCAACCACTCTTGGCGTAATTGATTTTGTTTAGCCCAATCCTCAGCTGTGGCTTCAGGCATTCTTGCCCCATCCGCCACCTTTGAATATCAGCCCAGGCGCTGAGTAAATCCTGCTCATTTGTAAATCACATTTGGGGCAGCGCATATCGCTAACATCATCATCATAAGATTTATGCACGGACCCATAGGTGCCGCATTCATTACAGCTGTATTCGTATGTAGGCATTATTACTCTTTGTACTCGTCAAATAGGTTTTCCATTTTAACGATGTAATCGATACAATCAGAAACCATCACAACCATCGCTGAAATTCGTCGGTCATAATGATTATCTAAAATTGAATCTTTTTTTGGTTTGTCTTCTAAACGCCAAGCATTAAGCGTGTCTAATCTTGCGATCATATATTTATTTAAATGTTCTGTTAATTCAACGCTTTCTAGTAACGTAACTTTCTTGTCTAGCGTAAAGTCCATTATTTCTCCTTAATTAACTGACAAGTGTGGCAGACCACGGCTTCAAACTTCCAACCACCACACTTATCACATCTACATATATCCGAGTCTGGTATATGCAAAGCCTCTACTACATTTTTAACGCCAACGCAACCACAATCCATACACTGATAAGCCTTAAATCCCTCTGGCGTATCTAACTTATCTAGCCATAGAAACTCGGTATCACGCTTACAGCCATTACATCGAAATTGTGGGTGCATTATGGTAATATCCTTATTGCCTACAGTGACACTGAGTGCAAACCAAGAAATTACCTGAATGTATTAGCCTGTCATCATTACAAGCTACACATAGGTCAATCGATGGCGTGAGGGTTCGCTTATCATCTTCTAAACGTAGAGTGAACCCATCACGTATAATTTCAACATATCCCATTTACTCACCTCCCTCATTATCGCTAGGGAAGAACCAAGATCCAGCAGCTGTGAGTTTTGCCCATTTAGCTTCACACTGGTCAGGCTTTGCAGCACTGCATACATAGCCGTGATAACTCTTACCAGTTTTTGCTATACCTTCTTTAAGTATCATCGCTCCGTGTTTACATTCTTGCGCCTTTGGTGGCAGTGGTATTGCTTCTACTGCATCACCAACTGACCAGACTGTCGGCTCTTTTTTATCTTCTGCAAAACTAGCACGCAACACATTTTCTACAGCTCTTGCCCTCGATCCTGCTGGTGAATATGTTGCAACCTTTGTCATTTCTTCTCGACTAGCCCGCTTACCCTTAGCTGCATAACCTGCGTTTGCAAGCGCTCTGCCGATCGCTGAAGTCTCAGCATTTTCCAATGCAGAAGTTGAATTGACACCCCGATCACTAACCACTTCGCTAGCAAGACCAGTCGCATACGGCTGGGCATCTGCTTCTGTTTTGTATAATTGTGCGCTGACAATAAATCTGGCAGCTGAGGCTTCTTCCAACTTTGTTGTAATTCTTCCATCTGGATAATCCTTCCACCATTTTTCTAGTCGGCTCTCGACTGTTTCGTAATCTTGTAAATTAAATGCCATTAGTCATTCCCCCAGGTAAAATTGATGTCGGTTTCTGCATCAAGGACTGTCTGGTATATCGAAATGTAAGCAAGTGCATCGATGATCGAGTCACTGTGGCCTGGAGACTCAGTAAGCCTAGAAACCTTGACGAGCGCCATACATAATGCGACTTGACTAGGCGTAATTGGATGGTCGAGGTATGCCGACCACAATTCACTGATCCTTGTATGCACCAGGTCGACAACATCTGCTAGCAGCTTCTCAGTTTTTGTCATAGTCAAATACCTCATCTGACTTTATTTTGTTTTGGATCATCCTGCGGTGCATATCCCACCCATCTTTACGGCCTCGCCAATAATGGGTTTGCTTAACATCATCAATACGCATAAGTAATAGCCAAGAAGCCATACTCAGCCCTATAAATAAATATATAGCTAGTTCAAGTGTCATTTTGTAGCCCAATCTGTGACCACATACCTTGTGGCACAGGCATAGTGTTGCACCTGTGTACGACTTTGTGGATTATTTAGGGCTGTTTTTGTATAACGATTAGATAACGTTAATCTCGTCGAGGTCGTCGATATGGTCATCGATTGTACGCTCTGGGTAATCGTGATTAAGCCCCATAGTGTCTGCCTAAAGCTGTAAATGAGCCATCCTTATTTACTGGCACCAGGGTCGGTGTCAGGGTCTTACCTATGGCTTCTAGTATAGCAATACCCATCTGCCAATTAGCGCTTCCATAGCGTAAATAAGAGGCTTTTTTGCGATCCATAAGATTACCTACCTCAACCCCATATAAGGCCCTGTAATGGCTTCCTACGCCCTCTGCATAGGCACTCATACCTAGTCTGTGGGTGTGGCCACACAATACAGATTTACCCCATTTTTTAGCCAGGTTAAGAGCTGTAATACCAGCGTGCTGAGACATATTGCCTTCATCGCCGTGAGCTAACATCCAGCCTGGGTGAAACTCATAGGCAGTCTTGTGGTACTCCATACCCATATCCTTAAAACCCATAAAGGCTGGGTACTGTAGTTCGGGTAGGCTGATTAAGCCAGGGACTTTTAGTAAAGTGTTATATAAGCGATCAGTATGGTTACTGCGGATAATATGACACTCTCGGCTGTACTCACTGAGATCCCACAGTATCGACTTAGTAAGTTCCCTATCATCGTGAATGGTTTGCCGATAAGCCAAAGGTGTGCCCTCAGCCCACTTGCTAATTGTATTAAAATCAATTTCATCCCCGACCACCAATACTGAATCAAACTTCTCCCGCCTCGCCAATTTAATAACATTTTTTACAGCTGCCTCGTGATGGAAGGGCACCTGCAGATCTGATATAACTAAATACCTAATCTTCATCCTCACTAGGAGTTGGAATAACTGGGATAATGCCCTTATCGCCTACTACCCAATCGGGCATAGACTCTGGGCTATCCATTAGATACAACGCAACAGACTCACTAAAACCAGCCTTGCGTGCAGCTTTATACATTTCGTGCTTGGCAATATAAAACACCTCTAGCTTAGATAATGGGTCAGGTGTTCTACGCACCCTGCGCCTATTTATCTTTTTGCGTTTACGTGTGGTTGCCATATTAAAATTATGACTTACTAATTAACATAAAGAGATCATCGACACGCTTCTCTAGCCGTGTTAATTGATCCTTCATACTAGAGCCACCATTCGGGCGCAATTCATTAAGCCAGCCTTTAACTAAGAAACGTAATCCTATTAGACCGCCTGATAGCACGGCCATAACGCCAGCGCCAAAGCCAGCCCATTCTGTAGGACTCATTTTTCATCGGCACCGATGCCATAGGCAATATCGGATTTATCTAAAGCCCTAGCTGCTGGCCCTGCGAGTGCTGCAATTACTACAGACAGCGCTGGGTCTAAACCTAATTCATTACTTGCTAAGAATGTTAAGAATGATACCAATACGCCACGTGCGTATGACTTTAGTACCGCCTTTTGTTTTTTGCTTATCTTCATATTTTGCCCCCTATTAGTGGTATATCGAACGGCCTTGCATCTGTGTCGCCTAACTTTGTAAAGCTAATATGGATGTGTCGCTTGTGTGGATTGATGCCTTTGTATTTACGCCATTTCCAGTTTAATATCTTTGAGCATATTCGCCCGTTATAGATGACGTATGATAAGCGTGAATCCGATTTGGCTGCGATTCTGATCTGGTCAGCCAGATAAGGTGCGAGGCTGTCGGATGACTCCAACCGAGCATTAAGATCAAGACCTCTGACCCACCCGTGTTCGTCTGGATTATGATCCGATTTTCTGGCGGAGTGACGACTATCGCCCAACCATCCTTCTGGACTTTTAGTACTCCTATCTGGAAACCACGTATCAACTTGATCTCTTAACTGCACACCAGCTGCACATAGTTTAGGCTTCAAGATCAACCTCTGGAACTATCCAGCGGCAAGTATTTTCATCAAAGCCAATTGCATTTTCGGGCTCAGGTGCAATAAACGCATCACGTGTTGCATCGTATGTATAGCCAATACCTGCATAATTTTTACGTATATTGCCATTGTAAGATGTTCGCTTACAGGTTTGACCTCTAAAATTGCCATACCAAGTTTCAGTATCTAAGCCTTCAATTAATTCAGTCTCATCAATGCCTGTTATAACTTCAGTAACGATACTGTTTTCATCTAAAAATGCGTAATGTGCCATTATGCCCAACTCACATTTCCTGTGCCAGCAGTAATTGTTGTAACTTTATATGAACCATCTGTGGCAGTTGAACCAGTAAGTCCTGCGCCAATGGTAATAGTCGCATCAGCTGTTAAGTATCTAAGAATAACTACTCCTGAGCCACCATTGCCTGATGTGCTTTGAGCTGCGCCACCACTTCCACCACCAGTATTTGCGTCACCTGCTGCACTTGAAGTTCCAGTAACACCATTTGTGCCACCGCCTGTTCCACCTGTTCCTTGTGTTCCTGAAAAATAAAGGCTTCCGCCACCACCGCCACCACGAGTAACTGATGTTCCAGTAATTGATGATGCACTTCCATTACCACCATTACCGCCAGATGATGAAGTTCCTGCTGAACCTACTGCTCCTGCACCACCGCCACCACCTGATCCTAAATTTCCTGACGATACATCATCGCCACCATTGTTACCTTCGCCAGATGTACCTGTTCCAACATCTCCGTTGTTAATTCCAGCGCCACCGCCTGAACCACCATTACCAACGGAAGGCGTAAGACCACCTCGACCACCGCCACCACCACCAGTAGATGTAATAGAATCAAAAACTGAATTAGTGCCATTACTACCAATAGCAGCTTCTGAATTTACTCCAGCACCGCCACCACCAACAGTAACTGTATAATTTTGCGCTTTTAATCTGTCAGTCAAAGTTGCTGTTCTATAA